ATTCTGAACATGGATACTCGCCGTAAATTTCTGCGCGCCTATCCTGCCCGCATTTTGGGCAGTGAGTGGGTAGTAATGCTTCAAAACTCGGTTTCTTGTAAGGTGGTTTCATTTCTTGGGAGTGGTTTTCTTTCCGTAGCCGTTAGTATTTCGGCAAGTCAGCCAATCCATACTTGATTCATGCTGCCAGTATGGAGAGTTTGCTTTATTCTGTTTATAGATAATTGGCTTGCCACACCACTTGCACTTAGCTTTGTCACCTGGCTTCACGTCCATCCCCATTGACGACTTCAGTTCCATCGCAGCCTTGTAGCCAGAACCTGCCGGCATATCGAATCGGGACTTACCGCACAGCGCACGCCAAAGAGAGTATAGGCCGAAGAGGGCAAGCAGGTTCGTTAGGATGTTTGCGTCTGTGGCTTTAGATTTTGATTTCACTGTGTCTCCTCCTCACCACTGAGCCCCTGTTACGCGCCACTGTGGGACGACGCCGTGAAGCCCATACCGCAAAGCGTCAACCGCATCGTCATTCATTTTCACCGGCGCGTCCTCACCTGCTTTAGCCGCGCGTGAGTCCCAAGCATACGATGGAATCTCTTTTAACAAGTGTGGGCATGTAGAACCGACAACGACCAGTTTACGACGCAACATCAACGAACTAACAGTGGCTATACCTTCACTGACTGCATTGTTGGCATTAACAACCCAGAATCCCCGCTGCTGAAGTTCAGCACGATAACTAGCAGCTTCGGGCGGTACGATGACGCGACCCTGCTTGCCGCCAAACTCTTCTAACGCAATCGCATACTCGCCATCAGTACGCTGCTTCTGCTCTGTACGCGAGTCCCAGAAGTCCTCGCGCGAAATATAAATGATGTCGCCTGTGTCGATGAACTCTAGCGTTACTTGGGGGTGATCGACTCCCACGTCGCAAGCGTAATACTTATCAGGTGCTTTCTGCCGGTTGTGCATTGAACCAGTAACGCTGTCCGGCAGTTTATCTACAACGTTTAGCACCGGGTCCCACGCACTACGATATATTGCCCCACTGGCGACGCACCAAATAGAATCAATATACCGCTGCCGGAACACCCCGGCTTGACTGGCAATAATCGCATTCTTAGACTTCTGACTGATGTTGGGGTTGTCGTCAAGAGAGTACGGGATTACATTAAGGTCAGCAGCAAACTCAGGGCTATCTATAACTTCAGACTTCAGGTAACAGAACGGTGACCCTACGTTGCTAGTTCCTAAGAACCGCGCGCCTTCGGGCGACATACGCATCCAGACTTGACTAAGGAAGCTCTTAGGGAACTCCACGATCTCGTCGCCGATGAACACGCCGACCGTACTGCCTAGAATCTTTTTATATGCAGCTTCATCGCGAGCGCCGATAACAAAGTACTGTTTCCCGAATAACCAGAACTCACCGCTAGACATATTGTAGCTGAAGTTATCGCGCCCGGCGATGGCCATGATATCCAGCAGCATATTGCGATGAACTGTTTCCTTACTGATACCGGCAATGAACCGCTTGCCAGGAACTTCATATCTACTGTATTGAACGATAGTCTTGACATCAGCAGCAAACGTCTTACTGCTACGGACTGCGCCGATCAGCATTGTATACCGGGCGTCCTGCTCGGGCGGGGTCATAATGAAGTCATACGACTTCTTACCGAACGGGCGAATAATCGCAGCAGCATCATCACTCATACAACAGGCCCAGACTTCAGCGCTGCGAACAGAGATTCTAGTTGTTCGTTCTTGCCGTTCGGATTAACGTCTGGCTGCTTACCGTGCACCTTAGGCGCGAGGTAACTAAGCGCCCACTGGCGAGTCTGAACCTGCAACTGACGATGCTGAATCATATCAGCTTTTCGAACTTCTCTACTGTCAGTGGGGTTGCCCTTGAAATCTACGCCAGTACGCTCTATGACAGTTTCACCAATGCACGGCGTGTCAGCGAGATCGTTTATTTCTTCTTCGTAACGAAGCACCATTATCTGCTTTGCGCGCGCGTAGATTAAACTGAAGGGGTGGTCCTTATCAAACACCCACTTGAACATTGTAACGTCGCTTGGCATACCAGGAAGCTTGCTAATTTTCATAAGCGATTTACCACCGATAATTAACTCGGCGATCTTTTCACCCAATTCTTTAGTATATGGAAACGGCTTAGCACCCCGCCGCTCTATTTCTACACGCGCTACGTACTCATCACTGCTCTTCGCGATTGCAGCACGAGTTGCATCTCTTACAACTTTACGATCTTTGCGCAGTAACTTCTTAAACTTCTTCGGCACCGCCGCAACAGGTGGGGGCGCCTGCTGCTTCTTTTTGGCGGTTACCATGTTTGTGATCTCCTACGTTGCAAATACAAAGGGCCACCTAACGCTCTTAACGTCAAGTGGCCCGCGCTGCGGTAATCGCGTTGGTGGATAGGGTGGAGACATGTGACATACCATTTAAGGTAGTAACGTCAGCCTGACCAACAGCGGCGGCCGCAAACTCAGATCATCGTTGTGGAGCTAAACCCCAGACACGGAACCCCATCAACTTACTTGTTGGCACTGGTTGCCAAGCGTTACGTATTGCCACGGGCACAATCATTGTCACAGGCGACACCACCTTAGTATCTACACCACCGACGAGGCGATGGGTCTCGTCGGTAATCATTTGCAAAGCTTCACGTCGTGAGATGTGACGATGTTCGCAGCATTTTGGCCATTCAGAATAAACCTCTAATCGTGCAGCTTCGTCTACATGCAGTACACAGTAGTTAGCCAGAGCAAACTCCGTCTAGTGCTATACGACCTGTCCCGGATATCTTATCGCCGCCGGACTAGCGCGTTCATTTAAGAACACCCAGCAATGCACGGGTCGTATTCCGCCGCCAGGCCTTCACCTACAGTTACAATCATAACCTTTTCGCCGCGCTCATTGGCGGGTCTAACGCTGCCGGAGTGGTCAATGTGAGACAGTGTCCACTATTGACCTACATTCTATAATAATCAATAACTTACTCTTAAACGAGTGAATTACTTAGTTATAATTAGGTAAACTAAGTAATGCTAAGTCCTTTAGAATCTACAAAATACTTAGATTACTAAGATCATATTAAATAAATATATAGGTATATATTATAAGTAATACATATAAATATATGTATTAAACCATTTATCTATATAAGGTATAGGAAACGACGTTAGTAATTAGTCAGGTTATTATGTTGTTGATTCTAAAGACTCGTTTTTACTAACTTACTAAGATCACTGTAATTCAAACGGCATATTTGGCTTATTTTCACCGCGGCGAGAAAATTACGCATTTGCGGTGCAGACTAGCATTTACGCGAAAATCAATTCTACGGTCAGTGCGGATAATATATGGTAACCTAGTATGATATATAATAAATTTATTCGTCATCAACTCTAGGAGGTTTTCGTGGCTAGTAGATCTATGCGGGCTTTTACTCTTGGTATTGAGGTGCAGGTTAAATTAGACAGTATTCTTTCATCACTTACCGAGGAGCAGCTTAATAGTTTGCTTCCAACTGCAACAGCAGTCGCCGCTCAAATAGAAACGCCGGTGTTAGACGGCGCCGGTATGTCATCTGACAATTACGCTGACCTGTATAAAAAGTTTTTGCCGTACGTTAAACTTAGCGATCGTGCCAGTACTTGGGATGGGTTCAGGCTGCACCTTAACAGATACGCCCTTAATTGGCCTAATAACACTACTGCAGAATTTGAAGATTTACGAAAAGAAATGAAAAAGAAAAATCAGCACTTAGTGTGGCGGTCTAAGCAGGCGGCGTGCCATAAATCTACAACGGTGAACGCCAGCAGAGTAGTAGAGGCGCTGTTGTTTTTAGGAATGGATGCGCTTCAGGAAAGGGTTTTGCGTACCACCGCTGCCACAAAACCCGTCGGCAAAGCAACTACTAAATCTAAAACCGCTCTCGTTGCTGCGTAGTGCAGTTCGTAGTATTCTTTGTAAGACACCCGGATAAGCAAGGATAGCAATGCCATCATACCCTGCTGCATTAATGACACGGTGGGAGGCTGCAGATGCCTGTCACTAAAATCCAAACGACCCGAGTACTCCAAGCCGCAATGCTAGCCAAGTGCGCCACAAGTCTTCTCACTCCAAAGCACGTTAAAACATTGCAGTTTCAAGTATACGCAGAAAATCACGGCCTGCCGATTGAACCGCAGTGGTCAGGGTTTAGGATTCCGTACTTCACGCCAGAAGGCGTCATCACCAAAGATTTTTACCGTTTTCGTTTCTTACAGGACCGCCCATCAACCGGGGTTCGCGCTCTGGCGGTCCCGGAGAAACCTATCAGATACACCCAGCCAGCTGGCAGCAGTTGTGGTGTGTACCTGCCGCCCCTGCTCAAAGACGGAAAGTCTTGGGCTAGTATACAAGTTGACCCGACCGTCCCGGTTGTTATAACAGAAGGCGAGCTTAAATCCGCCTGCGGGTGTGTCCTAGGTACGCCAACCATTGGTCTTGGCGGCGTGTATAATTGGAGTTCCGCCAAAGACAAGCAAGAATTACTTCCTGCCCTCGAAGCGTTCAAGTGGGAAAATCGCGTCGTCAATCTTTGCTTCGACAGCGACATTGCCAGTAATCCAATGGTAAAACTTGCCGCCAGCAGGTTGGCGTATACATTAGCGCAACGTGGAGCTAATGTTGTCTGGACTGAGCTGCCATCAGCAGAAGACAATAAGAAGCAGGGCATGGATGATCTTGCCTATGTTCAAGGCCCGCAAGTGTTGATGGACTTGCTATCTAAAGCTACCGCTATTGGTCCTGGCAAAGCGCTCCATCGATTGAACGATGAAGTAGCTGTGGTCAAGCAAACTAGTGAGATTGTAGAGCTTAAAACTGGTAACGTGTTTTCCGCCGCCGCCTTTACAGAAGTCGCATACCGGAATGATACCTACGTTGATTGGGGAACTGACGGTGGGCCGAAGAAAACCAAATTCACCGCCCGTGAATGGCTTGCCTGGCCGTTCAGGAACGAGGTGCTGAGGATAGAATACGAACCTGGGTGTGCAGACCTTATAACTGCCGGCGGGGCGTATAACAGCTGGCGCGGCTGGGCCTGCCAGCCAAAGAACGAAGGAGTTATAACACCGTGGTTAAATCTGCTAAAACGAATGTTCCGCGACGTACCAGCAGATCAAGTTGAGTGGATGAAGTGCTGGTTTGCGTACCCGATACAATACCCGGGCGCGAAATTGGCGACAGCGATTCTTATCTGGGGCCGGCAGCAGGGAACGGGGAAGACAATGCTCGGCGAAACGATGTCCTATATATATGGAAGGAATTACGGGACGGTGACGAACACAGAACTCGCCAGTCAGTTCAATGAGTGGCTGATGGACAAGAGCTTTATCGTAGGCGACGAGCTGGCGCTTGGGGACAAGCGGCATACGGCGTCCGGTATTAAGGACATGATTACCCGCACTCAAGTGCGGATTAACAGCAAGAACAGGAAGACTTACGCTGTTCGTGACTGCGCTAATTTTTATCTCACATCTAATCACGAGGACGCGCTGTATCTGGAAGCTGGCGACAGGCGGGTATTCGTCCACCGCGTCGACGCGGACCCGTTGTCGCCGCCCGAGTATCAAGCGTATTGGCGATGGCTTAAGGAAGAAGGCGGCGCTGCAAGGTTGTTCTACTACCTTATCAACGAAGTTGACTGCAGCCTGTTTGACCCGCAGGGCAGGGCGCCGATGACAACGGCTAAAATAGATATGACTACCAGCGGGCGCGGCGATACTGAAGATTGGTGCGTGCTCGTGGCTACAGAGCCGGACACGGTCATATCTCAGCCATACGACCTGTTCACTACTAAAGACCTTCTCAGTTTCTACGACCCGGACGGCAAAGGCTCTACCCGCATCATCGGCATGGGCAAGGCGCTTGGGGCGGCAGGCGTGCACAAGATGCCGGGCGGCAACAACGCCGTAGTGCAGGGCATGCGCACGCGGCTCTGGGCCATCCGTAACGCAGGTCACTACAGGTTGATGGGTCCGGCTCAGGCGTCGCGCGCGTACGAAGAGGAGCGGCAGCGCCTAGCGCCGGGCGGCGTGGGCAGTAACAGGAAGTTCGCAGGACCAACGGGGAGGGTGCAATGAGCGACGTGAAGCTAAGTTACTGCGGAAATCAGGAGTTTGCGACTATATTTGGGCGTATCACTGCCACACAGAAATGTAAGCAAGATGAACTGATTAACGCCGTGCTCGCGCGTGGAGTCAAGCTGTTGCACCCTAATGACGGGTGGGTAGTTCGGAACTCGCTAGGTTTTCCAGTATTAGTGCAACCATGTTATCCAATGTTTAACCATCTGCCAAAGATCGGCGATTTGATTGCGCTCGGGTCGAGCGTAGATGACGTAGTAGTGTGCCGATGCAAAGCGATCCA